TTCAGAGATAGAGACTTTACCATCGCCTTTGATTTTGCTAAGGTAAGACGCAATGTCACGAAGAGCTTTCTTGCGATCGGAATGTAAACACGATACAACTAAGACGAACTCAGCGACAACAATACCAAGACCTTGAAACCACATATAAGCACTCCAACCACCATTACATTCTATTTCAGAATGAACAGCAGAAAAATTGAGCATTTGCAGATAAAGGCTGGAACGTGGATTGAGAGTCAGAGCTTTGACAGATTCGGAAAAAACGGAATCATACTGGTCACCAACATAGTCTGAGTTAACAGCCAAGTTAGATCTAGTATCAAAAAAGATAACACCTCGAACATTTGGAGGACCACACCAATCAGATTCAAATAGCGTAACATTGTCACGATACTGAACATCAACACATGATTCTCCGGATACACCAACTAACAATGATAGATACACGATAGATAAAACGAAAAGTGGAAAATACCATTGAAAGAACATAAAACACACAAGAAGACACGACAGAATAATCAAAGTCGTATGATCTTGAGGAGCTTTGTCTCGACTACGAGAAGGAGGAATTGAAGAGATATTAAAACCTCGAGTAGTTTTCTCTACTCTTAACTTCGAACCATTGTAAGAGAACTGGGGGCAAAAACCATCAACAGAAGAGTTTAGGTTGCAGCCAGAACCGTAAATGGGATGAGGAAGACGATACGGTTGAATAACCTCCGCAGTTTTGTCTGCGGTAAAATCGGACGCATTTGAAAGTTGGTAGACAGACTTAATAGGCCCACTGGAGGAAATAGGGGCACTCGAAAGCTTGAATGTAGGGCCATCCCGAAGGGAAACAGATGGGCAAAAGCCGCCCATAAGGTTGACATCGGGGGAAAGAACATAGCAGGGAGCAGAAGCTCCAACAGTAACGCCAGCAGAAGATACTACATAGCTAGCGGAACAAGGCGCAATAAAAAATAGATAGAGCAGCAAAAAGCTGCATATAGCACCTGGAAAATCGACGTGGGGGGGGTTGTTTTTTTTTCACTGTTTTAGCAGCGTTTGAGTTTCGGGTACTGATGAAAATAGCACCGTTATCCGACAGCAAATCTCCCGAAAATACTGACAGACTTTGGCTCAAATCGTTGACGAAGGCACGCAGAGGCTCGCAGATTACTCCCAAGCATGGAACCATCGCTACTAGAAACGAGGCAACGAAACGCAAAAAATTCATGATGACTGTTTTTTGCAATCAAACTACTAGACAACTCAAATGGAGGCTTTATTTTTCTGACGCCTCAAGAACGTTAAAGAATCAATCAATTGGAAAACAAAAATCAAAACAAGCTTCAAAACTTTAGCAGCTAGGTATCGCCTAGACGTACTAAGAGGCCATGATAGCAAGAAATCAAAGAGTAACCGCAAAATATCAACAATGTTGTTCAAGAAGATCAGGGGATTTCCACGTTCAAAAAGACACGCGTTGGCTCCCAAATCCAACTATTCCATCGAAATATATCGTTCGCTATCCAGAAACCCGCCAAAGTTCGACACCAAAAATTAATCGAACTCATACTATCGCACACTTAACAACTTCAAATTGAACACCTATTTCATCCGGTGCAACCCATTTCAGAGTTTCCAACAAGAAGCAGAAAGGAAAGGGGGG